GACACATTAAAGCCCTCAAGGATGACGTTGTAGGTGGTGCCTCGAAACGTGACCGTGACCAGGCTGCCAATAACCTTGCTGTCTTGCTGGTTGCCAAGCACCGTGTCAAGATCGACGCTGCCAACCAAGCTGCTGTTAGTAACCAGACGGTAAGGCCGCGTTGCTGACTGGCTAAGGCTTGCCAAGTAAATGCCTGCGCAATCTGTTGCTTGACCGGATAGTTGCAGGTTGCTTGTGGTGCTATATGTGGTGTACGGGGCCGCGCCCGTCGTGGCACTATTCGGGCCGCTGCCATTGTTGTAAGAAACCGTTACCTCGGTGTAGCTGTTGTCAATGGTTGATAGGAACTCAATTTGGTTGTAAAAGTAGGTGTTCGTCGCTGATGACTGACTGCCGGTATCTGTGAAATTCAGGTAGTTAAGCGACGCCTTGAAACCATTAGTTGCGTACCAAAGGGTCGGACTGGCGGTCGTCATGCCTTCTTGGAGATAGCCGACGCTGCTGATCATGACGCTGTTAATGAAATCCAAGAACAGGCCTGTGTACGTTTCGCCCTGCTGTTTGAGCGTTGCGTCGATTGACTGGTCGAACCAAATGTTTGTGATGCCGGTGCTTAGGTTGGTGTTTAACGTGCTGATGCCGTTTGATAGGGGGCTGCCTGCTGTGATGCTGACAGCTGATGCTCGAGCGCGACCTGCCCGCGATTTGCCCCACGACTCGGCTGTGACAATCACGCGGTCAGCCGGTGCCGCACCTGTGCCAGCGTTGTAAGGGATGCCGTAGGTGCGTTGCACATCGGTGACGGGGCCGTAAAACGCCTGGTTTGATGCGCCGGTTACGGTCAGTTTGACGAACGACCCAATGGTGGGCGCCGTGAATGTGCTTGATGGAATTAGTTCAACTTCGCAAATGTCTGGCACCCAACGGTCAGTGATTTTTTGCCTGCCGATGCGCACATTGACGCCAAGCACTTGGCTTGTCACGTCGGTGCTGCCGAATGTGACGGTGTATTGACCTGTGTACGATGCGGGCATGGCTATGGGGCGACGGTGCGAATGGGGATGTTGCCGTAACGGTTCATGTAGCGGCGCAGCGCGTTGACCACGGCTTCGGGGTCGCCACCGTTGACGTTGATAGTGACGTTACCCATGCCACCCGCTCGATCTAGCGGCACGACCGCTTCGGGGCCAGCCTCACCGATAAGCGCCAATGTGGGGCCGGTCACAATGCCGCCGTTAGCCATAGCCGGTATTGGTAGGCCGCGTCGGGGTGCTGAACCGCCGCCACCGAACAAATCACCAATCACTCTCGAGATAAATGGCACGTTTGGCACATTTAGGCCCGCAAAGATATTGGCCGCACCGAATAAAAACTTCATGCCGCCCTTGGCGCGGTCGTACGCGTCGGCTAAACGCTCGAGCGCCATCGCAAGCGCGACAATGCCGCCTGCGGCCAGCACATACGGGTTAACTGCCATTGCGGCGTTTAACGCCAATGTGGCACCGGCCAGGCCAGCAATAGCGCCAGCAATTTTTGTTACTTTGTCAGGATTGTTGGCCGCCCAATCAGCGAAACCTTGCAGGTATGGCATTGCTTCTTGCAGCACCGGCAAAAACGCGGCGCCTAGTGACTCTTTGGCTTCGCCGATGGTGATGGCTAGGCGCTTCATGCCACCCTCGGCGGTGTTGGCGGCGGCGTCAGCTGCACCCTCAAAGTTGTATTGCAAGATGTTCAGCACATCGCTGAAATCGGCACCGTTTTTGATTGCGTCTTTAATTTCCGGCGATAGGGCGCCTAAGGCTTTTGTGTTGCCCGCGTAGCCCTTGGCCAGCGCCTGGCTAACGCTGTCTAGGTCTTTGCCTGTGGCCGCCGAAATGTCCAATGCTACGTTCAGCAAATCTTGCGCAAGTGTTACTTCGCCGGTGGCCGTGACCAATTTGGATAGGGCCGGTCTAAGGTCGTCGTCGGCGGTGGCTGTCGCTCGAGACGTTGCACTAATGAAGTTTTCGACAGCCGCGATGGTTTCATCGGTTGCGCCTGCTGATCGACGCAACTGGCCAGCCAATTTGTCCTGCGCGGCTGCATCCTCAATAGCGGCCTTAACGCTGTCGCCAAGAATTGCCGTTAGCCCTGCCATAGCCGCGGCCGCTGGTATAGCCGCTTTTTTTAACGCGAATTGGGCTTTTTCGCCTGTGGTTTCAAGTTGCTTAAACTGCTTGACGGCTTTTTGTACGCCTTTGCCGTCAAACTCACTAACAATGGGAATTGTGATTGCCATCAGCCAAGCTCTTTCTCAACAACACGGCTGGCTTCCAGCACCAGCTTCTTGATTTCAGCCAACACTTCTTGCTCATGCTTCATGTACGTCGGCCACATGACACGGATAGCGGGGCCGCTAAACGCTGACAATCGACGGCTAAAACCAGTTGACCCGCCCTTACCAGTAACCTCAAACGCCACCGCCGCCGCGTTTTTTTGCTGAATTTTGATTAGCGCCGTCGCTTTGCGGCTGGTGTCGATTTTGTAAACCAAAGCTTTGCGGGCGGCCGCCTGGTTGTACGGGAAGATTTGCACGCCACGGCCAGCGGGTGTCCATTTGCGTTTCATGCCCGATAAAGGCATTTGTGGGTACTCTTTGCGCGCTGCGTCAACTACAGGCTTAACCACAGCCTTGACGTTGCGGTTGAACGCTTTGCGCAGCTCTGGGTCAACCTTGCGCAGTCCGATAATGGCTTGTTTAGCGCCGACAATCTCCACGTTTATTTTGGCTGTCATAGGCGCCGCCGTTGTTCTTTCATGACGGTGGCCACGGTGGCCAGGTCTGCTGTGGTGAATTCTACTTCAGGCGGCCACCAGCCGGTTGTGACTAACAGTTCTGCTAGTTGTCGCCGGTAGGTGCCGCTTCGGTAGGGTTTTCGGGTTCTTGGCTTACAACGTCGATGCTGTGCAGTTTCTTGATGAAGTCGTCAAACGCGGCTGGCACCGTGATGCCGTGAACCTTGCAGGCTTCGTACGCAAGGTACGCCAAGTCCTCAACGCCGATGCCTTGGGCTAGATCGCTGGCTTTGCGCCGGAATTTGCGTTCCCATTGGGTGACTACCCACAGGTTTGTGCTGACTTCGTGCGTGTCGGCACCTAGGTCGACGCGGATGGTTATTTGCATGTCGGGACTCCTATGTCTAGACGGTTGTGTCGACCGAGTATGTGCCGCCGACGAACGTCACGTCGACGGTGGACAGTTCGCCCATGGTGGCGTTGATGACGGGCAGTTCAGCAAGGAACGCGCCGGTGAGTATGAAGCCTGGGTTGGTGGCGCTGTCCGGCGGTGCGGCTGGTTGTACGCGCACTGTGGTGGTGGTGCCAACTAGCGATGCAAGCGTGGCGTAGGTTTCGGTTGCCGCATATGACATGTACAGCGACAAGGTGACCTCGTGGTTGCCAAGGCCTGCAACATACTTGCGGGCTGTGTCACCAAACGCGGTTGACTCGAGCTGATCGAAACGGTGCGTAAATGTGGCCGCGGTGCATTGGTCGGACAAATCGACGCTGTTGACGGTGACGACTGGGTTTGACAGGTAGGTGCTGGTTGCCATGGGCTACTCCTGGGCGCTGGTGGCGTCGGGTGCCGCTTTTTTGGATACTTTAGCCTTTGCAGGCTTGTCGGGTGCAGGTTTCTTGTCGACTGGTTCAATGAAACCGCCGTCAAGCAATACGCCAAGGTTGACCCATGCTTCAGGCTCGTACGTTTCGCCTGGTGTGCCGACGCGCGGGGATACGACGCGGTACTTCATGCTGTTTGTGCCTGCATGCTGATGAGTATGTCATAGGCGGGGTAGTCCTGGCCGCCAATTGACACCACGGTTGGTTGGCCTGATTTTACGGCGACGTTTTTGGCTAGCACTTTGGCGACGATGCCGAGGATGTCGCGTAACGCGTCAAGGTTGCCAGGGCCGCTGCCAATCACTTTGACGGGGAAGTCGAGGCGCACGATGTTGTAGTTCCACGACTCAAATGTGGGTGCGTCAATAAACACGCAGCTGGTTGTGATGTGACGCGGATCTATGGCGACTGGCAGGCCGCTGATGGTGGCCAGGGTGGTGCGCAGGTCGTCGATGGCCTCGTTGAATAGGTCGGTGTAGGCCATTAGGCGACCTGTGGGCGGTTGATACCTAACAGTTGCATAACCATGGGGCTTAGGCCGGTGCTAGGTGGGGCGCCCATGCCGTCAAATGACGCAAGGCTGGTAAATGAGCCTTGCTGACGGAAGTACGCGGCGCCGACCATGATGGTGCCTAGTTTGACGTCGCCGCCAGGCACCACGGTCAGTTCGTCGGTTAGGTAGCCCGCCTCGAGGCGGCGCCTGTACGCAAAATTGTTGGCGGCCGATGCGCACTGCGTCAACAGCGTGGCCGCACCGCTGCTGGTCAACGGTATTTGCAGGTAGTTGGAAATGTCGGTGCCGGTAATCCAGGTGCAAACAGGGTTCCACTCAAGGGTGCCGTACGGGTCAACAGCGTAGTAGGTGACGTCATCGCCGACGTTTTGGTACATGACCTGATTGGCCACGGGTGTCGTGGTGTCAAACATCCACGATCCATCGTTGTCAACACCTGTGAATTGGTATTGCGGGAACGCGACAACCATTGCGCCGCTGTCATTGAAGCCGTTACCGACGCCAGCAATCTCGACTTCTTGCTCGACTGCTGCGTCGATGTTGGTTAGTAGTTGGACAACTGCGTAGTCGTCAAGGCGCATGGCCCTAACGACGTACGCAATCTCCGACATGACCCGACCTTGCTATTCGGGTCAGCCGCTGACGACGATGTACTTGACCTGATCGCTGTCGGCGATGAATGTTGCAACGTAGCCGTAGTAGCTGAACGTGCGGCCGAGGGTTGACGGCACTTCGACCGACATGATGCCCTTGACTTGCTCGTAAAACTCAATGGCGGCGCCCCGAGCGACAAACAACGTGCCATCGGCAAAGTTGCGGTCAGCGACGAGGTTGAGGCCGAACGGGTTGAACGTGTTTGCAACGGTGATGTTTGCCTGGCCGATGCCGTTGACACCCATGAGTCCTGCCGCACCTGCGTAGGGGAAAATTGGTCTCTTGTCCCCGTCCAATTGGCTGCCCAATTTCCGCCATACATCGGGACTGACAAAAAGATGGTCAGGCAGGAAGTTCGTTGCGGTGAGGATGTCGGTGGCTGCGTCGTACAACGCGCTAATCAGCGATGACGGATCGTTTGCTGTGACGGTCCAGGTTGAGCCCGATGCCGATGCACCGTTAGCAATCGCGTCTGCTGCAATGTTGTCTGAAGCCAACATGTACTGTCCAACTAGGTCACGAAGGATGATGGACAAACTTTCCGGACTTGTGAAATCGACGTCTTGTACCGACAATGTGACCTGACCTGAAAGCGTGGTCTTGGTGACAACGTTTGACGCAATGACCGGCGTGGTGGCTGACACAGGGTTGAGTTCGGGTGTCTGTGCAGCAACCGACGGGTGCGTTGTCCAAGTTGGTCGGATAAACGTCTTTTGTGCGCCGCCATCGGGCATCGCCCTTGCGCCCACGGCAGCGACCACAGGTCTGATGTAGTTCAGATCCGCGAACACATCGCCCAACACCCTGACATTCAGCAAACCAGGCGTGTCAGTGGTGAGAGTGTCACCAGCTGCGGCCTGCAACGCGGTCTGACGTGACTTCGCGGCCTCGATGAATGCGTCGTTGACCTTGCGGTAGGTGTCGCCGCCAATGTGGTACGCGGCAAGATACTCGCCAGCGGTTGGCATACCGAAATTGCGCTTTGGCTGTGCGGGGATTGGTGCGGTTGGTGTTGCCGCTTCGATTTCGACGGACTTTTCTGCTTCCACGACTGCTGTTTCCTTTGGGTTTGTAGTGGATGAAACTGCGTCGGGAATTGTTGCGGCCGAGGCCGCGACATCTGTGATAGTAGCACCGGCAAAGGCCGGGATGGGTACTAATGACAATTCCATCCAATCTGCCGCTGTGACAACCATGATGTCGCCATCCATGTCGTACTCGGTGGGGTTGACGCCGACGGACACGCTGTCGATCACGCCATCCTTAGCCAGCTCAAGCGCGTCGTCGCCTGCAGCGGTTTTGCTGACCTTGGCGGTGAACAGCATGCCTTCGTCGGTGTCGACGCGGCCTGTGACAAGGCCGACGGGCTGGCTGGCGTCGTGGTACATGAACAGTTTGGGGGCTTTGCCGTCGACGGGCAGGGCGCCAGGGCGGAACATGACCTGTGTGCCATCCGAGACGGTTGCGGTCACGTTGTACGGCACCGCAATGCCGCTGATCGTGCGGCTTGGGGTGTCACCGGCCGCGTCAAGGGTGACCTGGCTGCCCGAGAAGCTGATAATGCGCACCGGCGATGCCAGGCGCACGACGTTGCTGGTTTCCATTTCCTCGTCGCCTTCTTCAACGGTTTCTTCAATTTCGTCAAGGTTGCCGCCAGGCTCAATGCCTTCTTCTTCGCTGACAGCAACCATTTGGTCAATGGCGTCTTGCTTTAACAAGTGGCAGCCGACGACGTTGGTTTGGCCTTCGTACACGGTGACAACAGCCCAACCGGCACAATCTTCTGACTCTTTAGTGATGAAGTACGGCATTATGCAATGTTCTCCTGTGTGTTTTCTTGCACCGTGATGTCCTCACGGGTCATGTTTGCGTCGTCGATTTCGCCGAGGTACTCGTCGGTCGCAAATTCGACAAAGGTTCCATTTGGCAAAATGGCGTTAGCCGACAGTGTGCTGGTGATGCACTCGGCATACGTTTTGGTGCCGTATAGCCACAGATCCCAACGCGACTCGCGGCTGTTGGTGTAGGCGTAACTGCCGGTCGGAACACCGAGCAGATACGGCGGAATGTTGCAAATCTGTGCCATTTGCAAGGCGCTGAATTGCGCTGACTCGATCAGCAGCATTTTGTCCGGCGTGGCGGTGGTTGGCTCATACGACAAAAATTCGTTCAGCGCGGCGGTTTGGTTAGTGACACGCGCAGCGTTAAACGCGGCCGCCAGGTCGGCAAGCTCTTGCGCACTAAGCGGTTCGCCGCCGGTTTGCTTCAGGATGCCCGACGGGATAGCGGTGTTCGCATTGCGGTAGCGCGCATCCTCGATTTTTAGGGCGGTGGCTATGGCTTGCTCGCTCGAGTAAATCACGCCTTGCACAGGGCTGATGAATTGCACCAATAGCGACGGGTCAATCTCGCCACCCTGGAAGTACACAGCGTTAGACGGCGCAAACCACACAGGGCCGACCTGATCTTCGGTAGTAATTGAGCCAGCAGGCAAACGTGTGTATGACGCAGGGTATCCGTCTTGTGTGCGACTAGTGATGTACCAAAACGCGCGACCAAAAAAGAACAGGTCGTCGAATGTCCACGCCATAAGCGTCTCGTATGGGATAGACGGGTCAGGTCTGCGCAACCATGATCGAGGCGCCAAATCCTCGTACACCATCTCGCGGTTTTGGTCATCCCAACGCTCGCGGTACATCTTCAACGGCATCGCGCTAATAACCGATGCGTGTAGGTCACGCGCTCGAGAGATTGCTGGCACTTGCATGGCGCGGTTACGCGCCTCACCCTCTTGGTACGAGTAATACTGACCGACCATGTTCAGGCCAGCGTTTTGACCCGAGTACCAGGACATATTCACACCAGCCGCCGCCGCTTTGGCCGGTGCGGCCACGGGGCTGATCTGTGCTTTGGTTTCTTTTCTGCCGAACAAGGCCATGTCTGTCTCCGATTTTGTGGCGCCTGCCTGTAGTCCCGACAACGCCAGGCAGGCACCTACTTTGCCATGCTAGGTCAGTTGGCTACCACCATGACGGGGCGTTGACGAGAAACCGGCCGCGACACCAAACTGATCGCCCACACGGCGCACCGCGCCAGCTCAATCGGCCCTGGCGATTTTTGTGATGACAGCACAACACCATTTGAGGTTTTGACCAGCACTGCGCGCTCAATGTGTTCAGCCAGCATTGGATGGCCGGTGTGCGTGACGTGGTGTTCCTTAATCATGGCTCGGACAAGGCTGGTGTATTTCAGCATTTCGCGGTAGCCCACAATGGTTGTGCGGCGCTGCATTTCCAGCGGTACATGTATCTGCAAGGTTGGGGTGACAGCCAGTTGGGTTTGCCGGTCGGCCATGATGCGGTCGACTTCGGCCCACATGTCATCCTCACGATCGGTGACAAATTCGCAGGTCAAATGGATGCGGCCGTCATGGGTGACAGCTCTGACGCCGACGTAGCGGGCCTCGTCGATGCTGGTGTCAATGGCCAGCACACCACCTGTGGGTAACTCTACTGGCAGGGTGTGGCTTGCCCATTCGCCAGGTTCCAGCCACGCGCCGCGCGCGGTTATCCACTGGTTTAGGTGCGCTCGAGCGAACGACTCGTTGCGGCGGGCGGCCCGTAACGCCTCAACGGTAATTGTGTACCCGAGGCTTGGGTTGGCATACCCCCAATAGCGTTCGTCGTCGCCGCTGATGCCTGGCGGCATTGACCACTCGGCCAGGTACAGGTTGCTAGTTTCACCGGCCTCAATTTCGGCGATGGCACGTTCACGCATTTTAATCATGGCTTCGCTGGTGCTGTCCCCGGCGGTCGACCAGCACGACAGCAGCGGGTTCGGTCGCGCAATCATGGATGGCCGCAATGCTTCGTCAATGACGTCGGCGGGGATGTTCCACAATTCGTCAACCACAATGAGGTCGTACGAGCCGCCATGCAACCTGTTAGATGCCGCCCTAATGTGCCACGTCGAACCGTTAGGCAATTTGGTCACAGATTTGCGGCCAACAACCTGACTGTTTTTACCGCCCCAATACTCAACCAGTGACCACGCCAACGCGGTATGAATAGCCTCGGCTCGATCTAACTGGTTAGCTGTTGACAGCACATGCACCGGCCGCCCAAGAAGCTGCGCGTACTCGGTCACAGCCCACCCAATAAGCGCCTGCAAAGCAACGCTTTTACCGTTCTGTCGAGCGGTGCTAACAATCGCTTCACGAAACACCAAACAATTGTTTTCATCGTGACGTAACTGCCCCGACAACGCATGCACTTGCCACGGGAACAAATCAACCTGCAAATACTTCTTTGCCCACGCAGCGACAGCAGGCCCAAACGAGTCGCCCTCTTCCCCAGGAGTTTCCAATCTGGGAAGCTCACGGCCAGTCGCCGCCACCTCGAGCTGGTTCGGGTTGATCTGCGCTAGTTCGGGCTGGTTGTCTCCAAAAAGAGAAACGCC